CCCCGCAACAGCCAAAGCAATCAAACCAATCGGGTTAGCATCCATGATCGCAGTAAACACAGCCATCACCACATTCACGCCAGTCTGCACAGCCTCAAGCACCTTGAGCGCACCAATCAAAGCAACAACCGCAATAACAGTATTCATCACCGCAGGGTTTCCCAAAACATTCATCATGTTCACAAGCAAAGGCAAAACATTCTTACCAATAGAAATCTGCAACTCTTCCATCGTGACCTGAAACTTAGCAAAAGGGTCAGCCTTTTTAGCCGCAGCACCCTCAACTTCCTTAGCCAAATCACCAATAGCATCTTTAGACTTTTTGAGTTCAGGAAACATGCGTGCCAGGGCAGTTGTATTTCCGTTGTAAGCCTTACCCAAAGCCAAAGCCACAGTATTCAAAGGCTTGCCCGAAACCGCTGCCGCATCCAAAGCAATTTTCATCAACTTTTGCGAAGCCTGCACATTATGAGTTGCGTTAGTCAACTTAGTCATAGACGGATAAAGATTTGACTTCACAATGCCATCTTGCTTAGCCAACTTAGTAAGCAATTCCTCAGTCGAGTTCACTTGCTCATCAGTAGCATGCGCGTTGCGTTTCATCTGCATCGAAAGCAGACCAAAAGCCTTTTCATCAGTGCTAGCAAGTTTCGCAGCTTCAAGCAAGCGTTTGCCAATTTCCTCGACACCAAAACCCGCAGTCAAGTGATCAAAAGTGCCTTTTAGACCAGCAAAACCCTTTTGAGCATTCTTTAGACCCGATGAATCGAATTTGGTGACAATAGGCAGAATGACAGCCATTTAGCGTGACACCTCTCGATTAACAATTGCAGCGTATTTATCTAAAACAAGTCTAATCTCAGCGTTCATACGAGGAATCTCTTGCTCAACCGCTGGCCAAGCAAAATTAGTGACATTACGCGACTTCAAAGCAACAATCATCGCATCGCCCGCTTTAGATTTTTTGCGAGTGCTAGCACCCTTACCCTTGCCAGCAACATCAATCATGGCGGCAACTGGCGAATCAACCCGAATCGAAACCAGAGAAGTAGTCGCAGCAACACGCGACCTGCGAGCCGAATAACGAACCGTCACCTTGTTAGCAGGCATACCAGCGTTCCAACCCAAACGCCCGCGATTATTCATACCCGATAAAGGCGCAACACTTGGAATTGCAGACTTCACTTGATCTGCACCTGGCTTAGCAATAGCCTTAGCTTCTCTTTGCAAAGCCGAAACAAGTTTTTTATCAAGACCAGCAAGCATACGCTGCATCTCTTTTAAGCCTTGAATATCGCCCTGGTTAGCCATTAGCTTTAGCCTTATTTTGCTCTTGAACCGCAAAATACATGGTGTTGAGCATGCGGTCACTCTCTTGCATCAAAACGCTAGGTGCAATACCAGTCGCAACCGCCAAATTAGCGATAAACCAATGAACGCTAGTGTTGCCTATTGCTTTAATGCTTTTGGGTCGCTGACTTCAACACTCTCAATCTTGTCAGCCCAAACTTCAAACTCATCAGTCGTTGCGCCAGTCCGCTTCGATGCAGTCCAACCCAAAAACAACAAGTGAGTGAGTTTGCCAATCTTGTCAATGCTCAAATCAAAATAAGTTTCCCATTTGATTAGATCACTGCTAGCAGTCGAAATAACTGCCGAAGTGCCGTCTAGATAAGTAATAGTCAAGTCAAGTTTTTGCATGACTAAAGCCTATCTTGGCTAGCCGACTTAGGCTGTTGCGCGGCTGATAGCACCCGAAGTTGGCCAAGTCACCGAGAATGTTGCCAAGTCACCAATGTTGCTAGCAAAAGGACTGTAATCAATGATTGAAGCAACCGCAGTATAAGCAGGGTTTGCTGTGCCAACAGCCGATGAAGTCGGTGTGATAACGACAGTGCCGAGAGTTCCAACCAAAGGATAAATAGTTGCATCCACGCCAGAACCGGCAGCGAAGTCTTGGTTGAAAGTAAGGCTAATTGAACCCTCTTTTAGACCAGCAACGCGAGTCACATACGAACCACCAAAGCTAGTGGTCGTAATGTCATTAGCCGAAATCTTTAGTTCAGCGTGAGTCAAATAAGGCGAAAGGTTAGTGCCATTCAAAGTGATCTTGTAGTCAGTTGCCACAAAAATTGCCATGAGAGAAATCCTTAACTAGCGTAAATCGTGACTGAAAACTCAGCACCCAAATAGTCTATGCCATTGAGCGTAATACCCCCATAAGCATTTAGTTCAGGCACATAAACATCATAAGCAATACCACCCAAACTCGGGTCAGCCTCAAGAGCCACCTTGACAGACTGCTTGCTGGACTGATCCACATACAAATCCAAATTCGACTGAGCGACCCGCTCAACAGTGCGCCCCACAGCAATCGTCACCTTGAACTGATACATGGCCACAGCACGCCCAGAAGCCTTATCGTAAGATACCTTTTCAAACGAAACCAGTGCAGCAGGCACATTCACTTCATCAGGCAAAGACTGATATACACGCACTCCAGGCAAAGTCGCTAGAGCAGTCGCCAAACCTGAACGAAGCTGAGCAATCGAAGCCATCAGGCGTTAGTCCTCATCAAACGATACTGCTCAACAAGCTGCTGAACATCGCCATCCAAACCACGCCCAACACGCATAATGCCAATGTCACTAATACCAGCAACACCAAGCGGTGACTCTAGACGTTTATAGATTCTGCTCGCCTGAATAATCGTTGCCTGTTTGACCGCTGTTGGCACACTCGCCCAGCCAAACTGACCAGTCACACGAACCAAAGCGTTATCACCCAAAATAGGGAAAAGATAGTGACCTACAGCCCTGATCGCAGTAAAAGGCGAATATGAACCATTAGCCAACTTGTTCACAGGCAAAAGTTCATAATCTTTAGAGCCATCTTGCTGAACAGCAAAATTCCAGTGAACGTTATACAGGTAATAAAGGTTTCCACAGGTGTCGAGCGAATCTACCGAAACACAGTCATCAATCCAAGTTATGTAAGAATCATTGGCATAGTAATAGCGTTGCTCGCCAGTTGGCCCAAGCCAAAAATAGCGGTTGCAATAACCATCAATCAGGCGACTGGCCGATTCGATAGCCACCTCAAGCAGAGCATCATCAATGGTGTCTGTGATACGCAAAGCACCCTTGACATCTGCCAAAGTTGCATATCCGTTAGTTATCGCCAAAATAAACTCCTCAACCCTGAATCAAGTCTAATCGTTGACTAGATAAGCCTTTGAGTCCAAGTCTTAGGTGTCAAAGGTGAATCAATCTCAATCGGCAAATGATATTCAAAAGGCTTCACACGCGGACGAATCCACTCAACCAAATCACGCAAACCCTGATCTAACGAAACAGTCGTTTCATAACCCAACAACCGCCGAGCCTTATTCGAGCTGCACAAAGCAACCGGCACTTCCTGCGGGCGACCAGGCATAAAAATAGGGTCAAGGTCAAAACCAATAATCTCAGCCAAACGCTCAGCCAAATTCAAAATAGAGATAGGCGACTCATCAGGGCCAATGTTTATGACCTCACCCACAGCTTTAGGTGATTCGCAAGCCACCATAATCGGGGCAATCACATCTTGAATGAAACTAAAACAGCGTTGCTGACTGCCATCACCATAAACAATCGGCTGCTTGCCCTGCAACATGCGATTAGCCATAATGCTAGCCACATTCCTGAAAGGGTCATCAAACTTTTGGCGTGGCCCGACAATGTTATGAGGCACAAGCACCACCAAATCCACATCATGCACAATCGCCAAGTTCGCCAACAAGCGTTCAGTTGATAGTTTTGCGATGCCATAAGGGTCTTGCGGCATAGGTTTCATGTTCTCATCAAACTTGATACCACCATTATCGCCAAAACGCGCCATAGACGACATGTAAACAAACTTTGGCACTCTAGCCCGAATCGCCGCTGTCATGGCGTTCACGCTTATCTGGACAGTGTTCCTGACCACAAGAGCAGGGCTAAAGACACTCAAACCCTCATAAGCAGTGCAAGCAGCATGAATAACCAAATCAGCATCCACAAAAACAGGGCTAATCGCCTCTAAATCATCCAAATCAAGTTCAAAAAACTCGACACCCACAGGCACATTCTCGCGACTGCCACCCAACAAGTTATCTATGCCACGAACCTGCCAGCCCTTAGCCAAATACGCATCAGCAACATGCGAACCCAAAAAACCAGCAACACCAGTAATAACAACTAATCCCACGAATTAGCCCGCCTAACACTCAAAGACCAACGACCCTCATCAAACCTATCGGCAGCCACCTTAGCCTCAAAATAAGCCTTATTCGCAGCAAAAGTAACCTGATTCTTAGCACTCAAACCAGCATCACTATTGATAGTCGAGGAATTATCGTGACCAAGCTGCAAAGGCAAACGATCTATACGCAAACCAGCGCGACCAAGCCTGCGCTCAAAATCATTATCCTCAAAATAAATAGGATGCAAAGCCTCATCAAACAACCCAACAGCGTTGACAACATCCTCACCCACAGCAAAAGTTTGGTAAAACGGAAACTTGTCACACAAAGTCAAAGCATCAGGTTTAGCCGAATCTAATAAAGCCAAATCGCCAGGTGCAAAGACAACATCCGCTGAAGTAAAAAACCAACGCGACTCAAAAGGCAAAAACTTGATACCAAGATTCCAACTTGAAGCAACACCCAAATTCGAGGGCAAATCAATCCACCAAATCAAAACTTTAGGGTTATTGACTTTGAGAGGCCAAGCCCGCCCAGAATTATTGATCACATAAACAGTCGCCTCAACATCAATGCTCTCAAGCATTCGGCGCAACAAATCAAACCGATTCAAAACCGGCACAATTAGTTTCATTTGCAAATCTGTTCGATAGCCGGCTTCCAATACTCATCAAACACAGTGTCAGCATCATATTGTTTAGCAAAATCAATAGTTGCCTGATATTGCGTTGGCGAAGTCTTTTTGCCCCGCAAATACGCAGCCTCAAGAGCCTCAAAAATACCGACAACACTAGGAATATTGAAATAAGACCGCTGAGGCGCATCCCACAAAGGCTGACCATCAACCAGCCAACCCTCATCACTCACAAGTTCAGCAGTCGCAGCAAACTTAGAGCCAATAACCGGTGTGCCACACATTTGAAACTCGATAGTCGGGATACCAAAGCCCTCACCATACGAAGTCACCAAACCAACATCACAAGCTGAGAGCGCAGCCGCTAAAGTCTGGCGGTCAATACCAAACTTGTAAGCCACCTGATCCACAAAGCGGACATGTTTAGGGTCAACCTGCAAAGATTCCAACAAGTGAGCCAAATTTATGCCACCATAAGACCCAAACGCTTCAGTGTGCAAATACAACAAAACATCGTCATACTTTTTAGCCAACATCGCGAAAGCCATAAGATTCTCGCCAAAAGCCTTGCGGTTAGGATAAACACCCTTATTGGCGGCAACCATGCCAACAACAAACTTGCCCTCGCTGTTCATGTAAACATCAGCAGGCGTGCCATCACTGCACTTGTCTGTTGGCTTGAAAGTCTTACTATCCATACCATGAGGAACATAAATCGAATCAATACCGGCCTGCGCCAAAGCCTGCTGACCAAACCTAGTCATGGCTATCGGGGTCACATTAGGTTTCGCACACCAAGCTGCAACTGCTGGCGGGACAGGGCTATGGTCAATCGGCACCCATGAAGCAATATTGAATTCATCAAGCGCAGGGTTTGTGAGAACCCAAACGTCATAGAGCGTAATTAGCGCAAAAGGTAAACCCTGATTTTCGCCACGAAAATGCGCAGCATTCAAAGGCAAAACATCATTACTATAGCCATCAACGCCACGCGGATAATGCGGAAACTTACCATTACCCAAATCAATAGTTGTCTTATTGCCCTCTAACCCATAGTTAGAGATCGCAGCAACATTATGGCCTGCCCGCTTAGCCCTAAAAAGAAACTGCTCACCCTGTTGGCCATAACCAGTCGGCTGACCAGGCGAATTTGAGTAAAGTGCGATTGCTGATTTAGTCATGCCTCAAGAGTAATAGAAAAACCCCCCAAAACCGAAGTCTTGAGGGGCTTTTCGAGAAACAGCGATTTAGGCTGTGCCACCCTTGAAAAGTTTCATGTGAGTCTTTTCAATTAGCGCACCATCAGCACGCCAGAGGTAACGGAAAGTTGCCAAGTCGCTACCGAAAGCATAGTCGTCCGAACGCGAAACGTCCAATCCATTCACGCTACGCACATAATAGGCCTTGAGGTCACCCGCAACAAGTGAAACAGCACCCGAACCGATTGAAGGCATTGCTGGAGTTTCGTAAACAGTTACGCCACCAACAAGGTCACGCTTACCCTGAACCTGAGCAGGCTCGAAAATAAAGCGACCATAACCATCCTTGAGCTTACGCATAGCGCCGATGCTCGAGGCGTTAGCCAAGATACCAAAAGTTGGCAACTGACGAAGCGCACCATCAACCGAGTAAATCAGGTCAAAAATGTTGTCGGCAGTAAAGCCACCAACAACATTCGGGCCTGTTACAGCAGTAGTAGAAGCGTTACCGACAACACCAGTAGCAGCCGAAGTCAAGATACCGGTTGGCGCAGTTCCGCCACCAGTTCCATTGATGAAGTCTTGACCAAGAGCGTAACCGAATGCGTTACCAGCCTGACCAGCAAGGTAGCCAATCAAGTCAACTGAAGTGTCCTTTAGAAGTTCATTCGCAACCTGAGTAATGAATGAATACTTGTAAGAGTTCAGCGTGGTAAATACGTTGAAGCCAGGGTCGCTAGCAGAGATAGCAGAACCAGCAGCCTTGATAGTTGCAGTCGAGAATGCCGACTGGCTTGGAAGCTGCAAAGGCTCACCAGAAGTGGTGTTGATTACAGTAGCCAAATCAAGAAGCGGGTTGACCAAACGAGCCAAAGTTACGATCTGGTTAAAGAACGAAGTTGGAATTGGGGTAGTCGAAGTGGTGTTCGATGCGTTAGTTGGTGCAAGCACACGAGATTCGAACATGTGGCTGCGGATTTCACCCAAAGCCATCTTGCGTAGAATGTCGCTTTCGTTGTCTGCCGAAGCAGCATCGAAGTTGATTGCAGCCGAAGCGATAGAAGCCTTAACAGCAGCCTCGCGTGTTTCCAAAGCAGACACAGCCTCACGAGCCTCATAAGCCTTGTTCAACTCAGTGAACTTAGCTTCATCCTCACCTGACCAGGCACCGCGTGACTCAGCCGAGTCAACAAGTTCCTTCATCTGGTGAAATAGGCCGTTTTTCTGGTCCACTGCTTTTTGAGCGTCGCTCATAGTGGTTGTCCTTTCAAGAACATTAGAAAAATGGTTTATTGGCCGCGCTAACGCTGAACCCTGCCGGTGCTAACACTCAAGCAAGATAAGTCTATAAGCCAACCAGACACACGACCCAGAATTGAAAAACCCCCGACCAGTGAAAGTCTGGCCGAGGGAAACGCTCTAGGGTTTATGCGTTTTTTAGTTACTAAGAAGCAGGCAGAAAATGAACGAAAACCGCCTGCGCTAGTAAATCTAGTTTATTCGCGTTTCAACATAAGGTCGAGTTGCTTCTTTTTGATATTCAACAAGTCTGCAACACCGGCAGGCTGGTCAGGCAACTTTTTGACTAGGCTGCCAGCAACAGTTGTCAACAATTCAGCTTGGCGTTCAGTCAACTCTGCATCGCTC